CCATTACTGATGGTACAGCAACACTATTCAATAACAATACATTTGTCGGTCTAACAACTGGAACCAGACCAACTCAAGGTCTATTGATTGGTGGATCTGCAAGAAATATTGAAATTGGTAATGTAACTACTGGATCACAAAATATCAAGATTGGTAATACAAGTAATGATAGTGAGATTACTATTGGTGACAGTATTGATGGATCTAATCTTAATAAATCTAAGTTAACTCTTGGTGGTGCATTTGCAAGCACTGAATCTGACTCATTTGTACAGATTGATACTAAGGCACTCAAGACTGCTGGTGATGTGATACTTGGTACTAGAAGAGGATTATCTGATACTACTAAGTTTGAATCTCCATCTGGAACTGTTGAGTTCTTATCTGGTAACAGTGCGACAAGTATTGTAGACTTTGCTACCAATGCTTCTACATTAAGAATTGCTGGTCAAGGTGGTACTACAACAATTAGAAACAACCTAGTTGTTGATGCTACATCAAGATTTAATGCTGATGTAACATTATGTGGTGGTAATGCTTCTTACTCCTTCGTTGGACGTAGAGCACAAGCTGGTTCTACAATTCAGAGTCATACAAGTGGTATTCTTGGTAATAATCTCTTTGATAATAATGTAGATTTAATTACTGTTTTAGTCTCTACTGCTGCTACAGGTGAACTTAATAAGATTGATACCGCAGGTTCTGGTGATTGGGGTGGAGTTGCATATCAACAAACTCCTACTGGACAGAGTGCTGCTACATTCCCAGTATTAACAGGAGATAAGTACTACTTACCTCTTAAGAGAACTCCTTACGATGCTAATGGCACACAGTACTATAATGAGAATGATATTCTACTTATTGATACTGTTGAACAGGGAACTGAATATGCTGAATTTGTTAAGATTACACGTCTTCCACAAATCAATAGCACACCATACTACATTGAAGTACAAAGACAACCATTCGGAACTCTATCAACAATAAGCACAGAGCATCCTGATACAACAAACATTTATAAGTGTAATGTTCAATTTGATGCTACATGGACTACTCAAATTATTGATGGTTCTGGAACAGAAGATAATGTTTACTTATCTCAGTTTGGTGGAGTATTAACAGGTTCAGATGCCCGTGCTACAGGACAACCTGGTGACTATGTAATCATATCTCGTCCTTCTAATGGTAGTGATGGTGAGATATTTGAACTCAAAACTACATTAGATCAAGTTGCGAAAAAATTCTCTGTCAAAAATGGATGTGATACTAATAATGAGATTACAGTATTTGAAGTTGATTCTGTAACTGGTGACGTAACTATTAATGGTGATACTTCTTATACTGGTGGATTTAAATTAAATGGCACATGTACTGTACCATTCCAGAATTCAACTACCAATAAGAAATTAAGCATAACAAATGGTAGTGGAGTTACAACCTTTGAAGTTGACACTTGCACAGGTGATACACAGATTGGTAATAAACATGGAGTTCATTTTGCTGTTGCTGAATCCTTCGGTACATCACCAGCTGCATACACAACCAGTGATGTAGTTCATGTTTATAAACATGATCCACAGTCAACCAACCCCAATTTTGGTTCAGTACCATTTACAACAATAGCAGCTGCTGTTGTACCAGCAACCACAAATATACAAATTCAATCAAACTATGATTCATTTACGATAGGTGATTTGGTAGCAATTTATGATAGTTCTCAGATTGAGATTATACAAATTACTGCTGCACCATATGTAAGTGGATCAAATCAGTTCTTACCAACATCATCTAACGCCACATACACTAACGGTGGTAGAGGTGCAGAGGGAACAACTGCAATAGCAGCAGCTGTCGGTCTTAATGTTGTTAAATTGAACAAGTTAGGAACTACAACATTATTAGAGGATTTACCTGGTACTCGTGCATTAAGAGCACCTACAACTGGTAAGACATTTAAGGCAAGAACTCCTAACACTCTTGATACAAGACTTGAACTTGGATTAGTAGATGCTGATTTAATTCAACCAAAACTTGATTATATTCAATTCATCAGAATTGGATCTGAGTTCTTCCTTACTGATAGTGTTGATGGAACTCTTGATTCCTTCTATCAGATCAAGATGCCTAAGTCTATTAGGAATCCAAATACTGCTAATACACCTCTAGTTAATCTGTTTAATGGTGGTAAAACAGTCATTAATGATGATGTTACTATCAATAGTGGTGTGTTCAGAATGTATGGTTCTGATAGTAAAACTTTAGTTCTATCTATTGCAAACGATGATGGACACGCAGGTGATGGATCAATTGAAGATCCAGTAACTAATACCAATGGTATGACACTCAAGGGTGCTGCTAGTTTCTTTGGTGATCTTAGAATATTCTATGAAGATTGTCAATCTACAGGAATCTGTAGTAATGTAGAATCTATCAAGATGACCTCTCGTGAAGGTAGTCTGTTCATAGGTGATCAATATTATCAGAAGGGTAAAGTTACTGCTGTAGAGTCTTCATCTGATAAGATATTCCAAATAGATAATCTTGGATCTGCTGGAGTTGGTGGTACTGCTGGTGCTAAAGACTTTACAATTTATCAAAACAATGCTATTGACTCATTTGGTATTGAAAAATACTGGACAGCAAATGGTGGTAGAAGACACACATATGTTGCATTTGATGCTTCAACTGGTATAGGTCAGCAAGAAACTAACCCACTACAGTCTAATAATAACTACTTAATTAATGCTTCATCTGGAAGTAATATGGTTTTATATCTACCAGATAATCCACAAACAGGTGATATGATTAGAATTACTGAACTTAGTGGTAATTTAACATATAATACAAGTCTGATTATCAGAGCGAAGAAAATAAATAATGTTGCTACATCAATTCAAGGTGATAATTCTGGATCTAAACTTGAAGCAGGTAATGGTCAGTTCAGAACAGTAGCATGGGATTCTGGTGAAATGGTTGTTCAAACACGTAACTGTGCATTTGGATTAGTCTTCGTTGGTGTATATGATATAGAAGGATCTACATCACAACAAACAATTCCAGCTTCACTAAGAGGTTGGTGGTTAATGGAGTTATAAATGGCAGTAAAATACGATTCAATAAAAACAATGAGATCTGCCAAAATTGGCACGATCATGCCTTGGGGTGGTGATGGAGGAAATGGGTTCCTTGAATCTAACATCCCAAAAGGATGGATTGTATGTAAAGGTGATACACTTAGTGCTGCTGATTATCCTTTATTAGCATCAGTCATAGGTGATACTTATGGTGGTGATATGACTGATGCTCAAGGTGCTCATTATGAGTTTCCTTATGTTTCTACACCAGCATCATTTAGATTACCTCAGCTATCATCAAGTGTGTTGATGGATTTAGAACCTGCAAATTTACAGGATCCTAAGTATCAACAAGGACAATCTGATGCTGCAACTGTAATAGGAAATAGAGTTGCAGATTATGGTGAAACTAATTTAGTATCAACAACATATTCAGCAACATCTGATATTGATTTTTCTTTAAATCTTGCTGGTAATTTATATTTTAAATTTTCTGGATTTACATTGAGTGCTCCAGATTTTTTAGAAACCGTGTATGTGCTCAATCGTAAATTGGGTATAAATCACACACCAGCACATAGTCATGGTGATACACTTCAAACCGCTAATCCAAATGCAACTGGACCTCAGGCGTTTGAGACAGACCAAGGTATTGCAATGACTGGTACTGCTCAAGAAACTATTTGTGGTCAAATAGAAGGACCTAACACTTGTTCTAACGCAGCTGCTCAACCAGTATCATGGCAAGAAGGTGCTGTTGAACTATCAATGTATGGAGATAGTGCTCATGAGTGGACATTACCAATAGTGGATAGATTTTATGAATTTACTAATGAACCTGGTAAAAATTATTGGAGTAATGTTCCAGCTGGTGCTTCTAATTGGAGGGGAACTGATCAGGGATCTGGTCAAGCAACTCAAACTTATACTCAAAATATATTTGGTAAAGGAAATACAGCTGCTATCAATGCTACAACTCCAGTAGATACTCATCAACAACCTGCACACGTTGGTATGTTTCCAAGACCAATGGAAAGAAGATCAAGACCAAATTATTTTGGATATGATGGACAACCAAGACCCGCTGATGGTTTGGCTGATGATCCAGAACATCCAAATGCAGCATTTGAAGTCTCTGGTGTGACTATTCCTGCAAGCACAAGAGAGATTGTATTGCCAGCTGGCACTAATATTGGTAGAACTTATGGTACTGCACCTAATACATGGACTCAGCATGATAAAATTACTCCATTAATGTTTGTTATTGTAAAAGATGCTGCTAAAAAATATACTTATTGGACAAATACTGGTGGTTCAATAGTAGAAAAGGTTGTATATAATCCAACATCAGATCAATATACAATCACTGTAAAAGATCAACTAGGAACGGTTTCTGGTACAGAAACCCTAGTATTCAGGCATGGTTCATGGCCAATGACATTAAATCAAGGCAAGGAAAATAAAAATCCTTTAGAGTCAGCATTTAGAGCACACAATCATGGTAGTTTTGAGATAGCACAAGGTATTGGTTCAATGACTGGACCTCCATCACACACTGCTGATAATGCAAATGGATCTACATTGCAAGCAGATAGTCTTGAAAATGCTCTAAATATTGCATGTGATACATCACAACCTTGTTTAACTCTTACGTTTATAATTAAAGCATACTAATGGCAGTTTTATACAGTAAAGAAAGATCTAAATACGGTAATTTAACAGGTCAGATTATAAATTGGCCAGTTGATTATAATGGGTTACCAAATGACGGAGGAAATGCAAATAATTTACCTGCTGGTTATTTAAAATGTGATGGTACAAAATACTTTGCAGAAGATTACCCACAACTTGCTGCTATTTGTGGAATAGGATCTAATTGCAAATTTATTAGAAAAAATGCAGATGGTACTAATTTTGATACTTTATTAGACACTCAGTTTATGGTTCCTGATATGGGATCTAAATATGCTGAACCAACTTCGGGTGCTAATGCTGGTGTATATAACAATATAAGATTAGATAATGCTATAGGCACTGAATTTAGTAGATCTGGTATTGGTATTGATGTAGAATCTGCAATTGGAAGTCCCGTAAATATAGAATATTCAGGACAGATTAACGTACCCAGTCAAGAAATTCCTGTTAAAGGTAAACCATCATGGACATATGCTGGTGCTACTCATTATACAGATATAGAGGGTGTTGAAGAAAATGCTCTTCATCCACATACACATTTTCATGATGCATATAGATCAAGATTGTTATCCACTAATGAACCTAGCACTAATCAACCACAAGTTCAAGGATTTACTGGTAGAAGAAATGCAACAACAATTGCTGTACAAGATTGGTTAAATGCTACTGTAAATAATAGTGGTGAACCTGGAAGTGGTCAAGAACAATGTCGTACTGGTCGTTGGTGTCCTGTAACTCCTTGTGGAACTGCGGTTAGTACCCAAGCATTAGGGTTTCAACAAACAATTTATTGGGGTCATTGTATAAATGGTGGTTGGCTTCCAGGTGGAAATCAATACACATACCAATGTCTTAATAACGATCCATATTCATTACAAGGTGGAAATAATCAACCATTAGGCACACCAGCAACAGGATCACCAGACGGACAAAACACTGCTCGTTATAAAAACTCAGTAAAAGGTATATTTGGTGGATGTTTGGCTCCTGGATCTGGAGATGATTCAAGTCACACTTTTAGTGTTCCTATAACATATGCTAGTGGATATCCTGGCGTACCAATTGATTTTAACAGTGCAAGTTTGCATGATGTGTTACCAATGCAATCAAATCAGCAGGCTGGTACTACTAGTATAGTTCCTGACTTACAAAATGAGGAGTATGATACTGTAGATTTATCACAACCAAATGGTGATCCAACATTACATAGTCATCGGGTTGATTTAGAAAAAGGTGATCATACATATAAAGTAAAAACGGATGCAATTACTGTTAGTCCAGAAAATTTATCAACAACGATGACTATAGGAACGGATGCATCAAAATCAATTGATTCTGCTGTCGCTCCATTTATTGTAATGGAATTTCTAATTAAGATATAATTATGACACAAGCATATAGAAATAATAGAAAAGGATACTTAACAGATCTTCTCATAGATACAACACCCATCGGTTCTATTGTAACTAACTTAAAGGCAGGTCAAAATTCTTACGATCATAATTTTGTTAAGGCATCTGCTAGTTCTTATCCAAATCTATCTGAAAATTCTGGTAATGCTTATGTACAAGGTGATGATCCTGCATATACACATGAAGGATACTTGTATTGTGATGGGACAGAATACAATATAAGTGATTATCCAGGATTATATGAAATTGTTGGTACAAAATATGGTGGAAAATCTAGTAATGGAATTGATGTAATTACTGGTGGATCTGGATACACAACATCCTCTGTTGTAACTATAACTGCTGCTCCTACTGGTGGAGTTACTATGGCAGCATCAGTTGGATCTGTTGATGCAACTGGAAGAATTTTGTCCATGAATATTACAAATAATGGACAAGGATATCTCACAGCTCCCACTGTATCAGTAGCTGGTGGAATTGGTGCTACATTTCAAGTGAGAATAAGTCAAGGAACATTACAACCAATTAACACTAGTAATGTAATGGATAATTGGGGTGATCCATATCTAGGAACATTTAAAGTTCCTGATTTAATTGCTAAAAAAATAGTTGGTAATGGTCCTGTGTATGGTAATAACTCCCCTAATGTTGGAAATGTTAGTATATCAACAGGTATTACAGGTGGTGCATGGTATCTTGATAAAGATCAACAAGATGAATATTTCTCTCTAGGTTCAATTATTACTAGTGGATATGATCAGGTAATTGAAACTACTGGTTGTAATATTATTGGTAGTCAGGATGTTACAATAGACATGAGAGAAAAGAAACTTTCTGGTGTCCCTCAACACAGTCATATTGTATTTCTTTCTACTCCTGGTATTAACGAGTGGGTAGGTGGTGCAAGTGGAGATAGATATCTACAAGATTATGAGGTAGGTACAGGAAGAGTTAAAAGATGGTATCCAACTGGTGATGGTATTGTATTAACACATAAACATGGTCTTCTAAGATCACCTCTTACAGATAATACAGTTGCAACATATGATGCACTTGATTTTGCAGGTGGTGCTGGTGGTATAGGTGGTACTGCTGATCCTGCTACAGGTTTCGCAAATGGTGCTAATGAACCTGGTGATTACTATCTTGCATCTGGTAGTGGATCTGGATCATATGAATTTCAGACTGTTATACCAAATCCTGTAATGAAACCTGTTCTTACTACTACTGTTATTGGTGGTAAACTAATTACAACAGGAGGAACACCAGTATTTGATGATACTGATTTTGAATATAGTAGTGCTGGAACATATAATATTGATCTAAATTCAATCACTGGAGATCCAGACAGATTAACATATACATTATACGGTGGTGGTGGATCGGGTGCTGCTGGTACACAGGCAGGTAATGACGGTAATCAAAGTTATGTTAAGGTTGGTGATGGATCGTTTTTATTCTTAAAAGCTAATGGTGGAGAAGGTGGAAAAGCAACTGCTGGTTTATTTGGTGGAGGTATTAGCAGCGGTGGAACAGCAGTTAATACTGGTTCTGCAAATGCACCTGGTGCAGTGGTAGGACAAGATGGACAAGCTGGCGGTGATGGTACGGCAGGTGGTGGATGGCCAATAGTTGATTATCCAAGTAACCCTAATGATGGTGGTGCTGGAGGTGCTAATAGTGGTTCATATAGTGATGGTAGTGCAGGAATAAATGTATTGGTTGGTGGACAAAGTGGTACTGACACTCAAGATTTTACTAGTGATGGTACTTTTAATTTGTCTGGTCTTACAGGAATTACTTCAGTTACTTTTGAATTACATGGTGGTAGAGGAAGTATGGGAAATTATGGTAGTATTGCTGGTAGTGCTGGTGGTAAAGTAAATGTATCCTTAAAAGCAAGTCAAATAGCAAATTTTACATCAGCCACATGGACATGTCAAATAGGTAGTGGATTTGCAAATGGTAGTTTTTCAAAAGCAGGAGGAACAAAAACAGCTTCTGGTGATGGTGGTTTAGGTGGTAATGGTCATCCACCTAATTCAAATCAAGGAACCTTAACTGCTCATGGTGGTGGAGGTGGTGCATGCACAGGAGTATTAAGAAATGGAACAGCTGTTATTGGTGCTGGCGGTGGCGGTGGCGGTGGTTCTAATGGATATGATGGTGGTGCAGGACAAGTAGGACAACCAGTTCCTTCATCTATTGGAGGTATTCAAGCAACAAACTCATTACTTGGATTTGGTGTTGGTGGTGCTGGTGGTAATTATGGATGCATCGGTGGCGGTGGAGGAGGAGGTGGCGGTGGCTGCGGTACTCCTAACCAACTAATCGGTGGAGGTGGAGGTACTGGTGGTATCGGTGGTGGACCTGGTGGATCTGGTGGCCACGGTGGTGGTGCAGGTGGTTCCCAAGGTGTCTCATCTTATTCTACTACTTACTTTGAATCTGGAACTCTTGCTAATTCTAGTAGAAATACTGGTAAAGCAACAATGGTAGTAAATTATAATAATGATTATTGGACTCCAGGTGGAGGAGGTGGAGCTGGTGGAGGATGGTACAGTGGATATGTGGAATTTTCTCAACTAGGTAGTCCCTCAAGTATAGAAGTTAAAGTAGGTTCTGGTGGTAATGGTGTATCAATGACAGGTCAGACACAAGGAACTACTGCTAATGGTGGTACTGGATATGCTAAACTTACAGTTGGTGTTATTACTGGATATGAAAACCCTACAACGGTTGAGACTAGTGATCCTATCATTAAATCAGCATCATTTAATCAAACTGTTGATGATGTCTCAATTAAAACTAATGGTGCTGGAACTGGTACTGCTGGTGGATTTAAACTTCCAACCGCAGATCCAGAGGTTTATATAACTGGAGGTGGTGGAAATGGTGCGACAGCAACACCAGTTATGACAAATGGTATAGTTACTGGTATCAATGTAACTAGTGGTGGATCTGGATATACTGAGACACCATATGTTTATGTCTTAAATGGTCAGAGTGGAGGAACAATTGCGACTGCAACACTAGGAAGTGGAGGAAATTCGGATAAAGTTGATAGTATTGCTGTACAAGCAGGATCATCCTCAACATATACAAATTATCTTTTATTTGGTGGATCACATAGTCAAACTAGTAAAACAAGATTTGTGGAGTTGATGCCAGTAGATACAACAGATGCTACTCATTTTTCAATTAAAGCAGCGAGAGGTAATGGTGTAAATGGTGGTAATCAATCAGAAGAATCTTTACAGGTATATTATTCAACATCAGGATCTCCTACCACTTGGATCTTACTTGACACCATTATCGCAGGAAGAACCTCATCAAGAATAGATCCTTTTATTGGCAATGTACCAGCTGTTGATTCTGGTACTAGTTGGGATGGTGCTGCTGGTGATACCAAATGGTATACTTATACTGTTTCATTACCACAGAATGCAAAGGCATCAGGTACTAATTTTAAAATAGAACAAGTACGTGCAAATGCATCAGCTGCAAATGATAACGATGGTAATACAGATCATTTTGCAATTTGTGAATTTATGTGGTGGAATGGCAAAAAGACTACTTTAGTATATGTTCCTACTGCTGGTAAAATACTCAAACAAAATGTTGACTCATTAACATATAATGTTCAAGGTGAAGCAGGACCTTCCATTACATATAGTTCTGGTCTTGGTTGTAGTGATGCTACATTAACATTAAAAGCAACAACTAAAATTGAACCACAAGCAACCATTGACCCAGATATAGATGTGCCATTGATACATCCATATAGAACGTGTAAATACTTGATTAAAGCATATTAACTAAATAAGACGGAGACTGTAATTAGAAAATGTCAATACCAGTATTACAAGTGCAATTAGATGTAATAGCACAAGAATTAACATATATGGGAACTATAAAACCCATTCCAGAAAATTATTGGAAGGATACTTTAAGTCTTCTGCTTTATCCTGATTGGGACAGTGAAAAAGATAAACTCATAACATTTAGTTATTATAGTGATAGTAATACATATATTGCTGCACGTAGAAAATATGTAAGAAATTTTAAAACTAATACAGATGAGTGGAAAGATTATGAGATGGAAGCAGTTGATAATGCAAAAGCTCTTGCTCTTAAAGATAAACTAATTGAAGGTTTCTATTTAATTGACTCTATTGAGAATACTAATTTTGAAGTAGAGTTGGCACAAATGTATGCCAAACAAGCAACTGTTACACCATTAAGTGTGAGACTTGCAAGAAATTTCTTATTAGATGAAACCGATTGGGTAATGTGCAGTGATTGCCCATTGAGTGCTGATGATAAAGCATTATATACTACATATAGAACTAAACTGAGAGATCTTACTGGTACTCCTGAGTTTTCTGGTAATGCAGAGGGAACTAAATTTCCAATAACACCAGAATTTTATAACAAAATTTACAAAGTAGAGAATCCATCTAATGCATATCTTACAACAGATGATCAATTCTTACCATTGTCAGCTCATTATCTTAAAGCATTTAAAGATAAGATAGCAAACTTCTTACTATTGAAATCGGTGACACAAACAAATTACTTTAGTCAAATTCTCATTCAATATCAAAATAGTAAACCTGTAGTATATGATGCTGTTGGTGCTAGTGATGCATATGATAAGACTGAATTTTTAAATCTGGTAATTCAACAAGCACAGAAAGAACTAGGATCATGATTATACAAGGAAACGAACTATCTTTATTTGATTTGGTATCTTATTATGCCAATAGAAACCAGTGTGCATGTTTGTATTTTAATCTAGACAAATATAATAATCTTGATGCTACGAAGAAAGCAACTGTTACAACCTATTACGAAGCATTTGTGGATGACTATGTTATGGATATAATAAAACAAGGTGGTATATACAATACTATTAGATTTGATGATGAGACTGCTGCTGCTATTAATGCAGGATCATGGTTTCCTAAAGAATCTCTTTGCCCAGATTCAGATCATTACATAAGAGCATATATAGTTGATTCCTATGGTGATATATCTTGGGAAAATTCGCCCAAGTCATAGGACACTATAACAAACTGTCACATACCCCCTTCACAGGGGGTTTTTTAATGCTATAATGAGTACATAACAAACAAATCACATCATGATTAAATTAGGTACTCAAGTCAAGTCTAAAATACACGATGACCTTACTGGTTCAGTTGTATTACTTGAGAGATCAAACAACTATGCAGTTGTTAGTACTCATATTGATGACTATGAGATCATGACAGTTGAGTGTTTCTTATCTGACTTGGAGGTTGCATAATGTTCTCAACCAAACTACTCAAATTAGCAGTAGATCGTGCGTTGGGTAAACCAACTAAGAATCAAGGAGAACTATTTGAAGAACTATACAAAGAATATATGGGTGACCCAAATAGTTCTACATTACGTGAACAGATAACTGCTGCTGTTGCAGGTTGTAAAACTATACCAGGTAAATTAGGTCGTGATGCTATTGATATCAATGGTGTTGAGAAAGAAATCAAACCTAAGAACTATACTGGTAAGAGAACAAATGGTGGTGGATGTTTCAATGATTATACTAGAAGTAGATACGAGAGAGATGTAAGTGTTAATCTCCCTATCATTTCTTCCCTGTTTGCTGATGGTATGCTAATATATGTGGTAGAGTTTAAATTTGAATCAATCGCTGAAAGGTTGAATGATCAAATTGTACGTATATGTGAAGAACAGAAGAACAGATATGTTCGCTCTTGTTCATGGACTTATAGTAATTGGATAGACAATCCAGACCTAACAGTTCACTACATAAACAAGGATTTACTCAAAGAACATGCTCACTACAGTGAAGGAGTTGTAGTAGGTCCTTTCTATAAAAAACTTATGTCTTTATAACCATGCCATCTAAAGATCAAAGATCAATAAACGAACCATCTTCACATGAGAAATGGGATCGTGCTAAGAGTTTATTCTTAGAGTCATTACACAAAGCAGACCCTGATCTTCGTGGTTGTGCTCACAATCAACATTGTTTTGATGAACTCATGCAAATACGTGAGGACATTATTACATTGGTGGAAAAGATGATCAATCCTATTCCACTTGTTGAGACAGGTATACCAGGTAAATTACCTGACGAACCACCAAAAGTTGAAGAGTATGTCAAATCTAAATCATATGAATATGCTGCTGACATAACAATGTCAGATATAAGAAGATTTCAACGTGGTAATTCATTATGAGCAAGTTCCCATTTAATGTGGGAGATCGTGTGGAGGTAAAGAGAGAACTGTTACATGAGACAGGTTTCGTTACATTCATAGACTCTGACTATTTCACGCTATGCGTTAAACAATGGGAAGATAATGATACATTGCATGGTGTAGGACAATGTAAAATTTGTATATACCGATCTGATTGGAAGTATGCTAAAAGAATCTAAATGAAAGACCTTATATTATTTGGCGATTGTCGTGAATCACTCAAAACAATTGCAACCTATGATCAGAAAGCACGGACATGTGTTACCTCTCCACCTTATTATGGTCTGAGAGACTATGGTGGAGAAGAGAATCAAATAGGCATGGAGCAGAGTCCAGAGGAGTATGTGGAAGAAATGGTCAAAGTGTTCGCATTAGTGCGTGATTGTCTCACGGATGATGGCACATTATGGTTGAACATTGGAGATTCATACTATAACTATCGTAGTGATGGTAACTATCCACAGCAGACAGTATCTAAGACTAGACAGGATTTACCACAGAGCACACCAGTGAGAGGTAACAAACTCAAGGGATATAAAAGTAAAGATCTAATTGGTATACCTTGGATGTTAGCATTCGCATTACGTGCAGATGGATGGTATCTACGTCAGGATATTATATGGCATAAACCTAATCCTATGCCTGAGAGTGTCAAGGATAGATGCACAAAAGCACATGAGTACATATTTTTATTGAGCAAGAGTAAACTTTATTATTATGACAATGAAGCAATTAAAGAACCCGCAAAAGACTGGGGTACAAGAGACCGCACTAAAGGTAAGTACCATAATCCTGGTACTGGCTTACAGCCTCATAGTGGTCTTACCAAGTCTTATGAACGGAAAAATAAACGATCTGTTTGGTCTGTAAACAAGAAACCATACAAGGGTGCTCACTTCGCAACATACCCAGAAGAGTTAATTGAACCATGTATCCTTGCAGGTAGTGCAAAGGGAGACATAGTTTTAGACCCATTTATGGGATCGGGAACAACTGCTGCTGTTGCCAAGAAGAATAGTAGATCATATCTTGGGTGTGAATTGCATGAGGAGTATGCCAGTTTACAAACTGCACGTATTTCTACCATTCCTAACAAATTACCGTTATACTAAGTACATACCAATCAAGGAGCACAATGCCTAAGACACTAACAACAAACGAACTAACAGTATTGGGTAGAGTGGATATATTATGTGGTGCATTAGAAAAAGACTATGAGAATGATAACATAAGATTACATGAGAGTTCACTTCGTGACGAAATGCACTATTCTCCTTATCATGAAGAGCAACTAGCAGCAATAGAAGACGGAACTGCTAATCTAAACAAGTTTAAATCATATGAAGGTCGTAAGTATCACAAGATAGTGATGCAAGAGTATGATGATATGGGTCAGTACGCAACACATCAGTACAAAGACAGTAGCGTTCACGCATTTATAGATAAGAAAACAGGTGATGTGTTCAAACCAGCAGGTTGGCAAGGTCCCGCAAAGTATGCTAGATTTAACTTGTTAGATGATAATTCATATGAAGAGTGCCTATTCAAGGCAAGTTGGGCAGGTGGTTATCTCTACATGAGATAATCCTCCAACACATGTAAACCTTACTATTGTAACACAATGAGAAATCTACCTAGACGTACAAAATTGAAGAAACAGGTTGCTGCTCCCATGATTGTTAGTCATGTAAAACAATTACTTGCACCCCTTGACTTACAGGACAGTAAGCAGTATACTGTAAAGGTAAAGACAATTGCTGAACGATTCTCAGATGAAGAGAAGAAGTTTTGGCGATACCAGTCTTTCTATACCCTAGAGTTCTGTAAGGCACTTGAGGATGTTCTACCATCAGATCTATCCTTTTTGTCTTATAATCATCTTACAAACGATTTAACGGTAGTCAGACGATGAACAACGACAAAATCACAAAGAAACAAGAACAACAACTCATTGAGATGTTGGAGATCATGGAGGATACTGTAGAATATTTCTGTGATCAGAACACAGTATCAGGAGAAACTGCATGGAACATGGTAGCATCTCTTGCTGAAGTTAAATTAGGACAATTCAATGACTAACGTACCATTTTATGATTTTCCACAGAGTCCTATTCTATTGATAGGATTTGCAGGAATCTTAACTGCACTTGCAGTATTATATGTTGCTAACCGCAAGTATTTCAATTCACCACTCAATGAGGACAGAAAATGAAACTAGAGGTTATCTTAGATCGTTATCCTTATAGGTTTGTACAGTTTGGCGAACTAGAGTCTGGTTATCCAGATCTCAGGATACAGAAAATGAATTACAATACATGGCGATGGAATGACATGTATTACCTAGATAGTCAAGCACAACTTGATTGTTGTATTGAAGATCCAGAGTATGTAAAGTGGTTAGACCCTGATCCAGAGGTCGCTGCTTATCCACGTAAATCAGACACAGTAAGGAGTCCTTATGCCACC